CCGCTGTGATCTGAGCTGTCAGGTTGTTGGTTGTGGTGGTCGTGCCAGTCACGTTAATGTCGTATGGCGTTGCCGTCCAAGTAGTGCCAACGGCTATACAATTCAACCCGTAATACACACCGCCAGTCGTCTTTAGCGTGGTCGTGCCGGTCGTGTTGACATAGGTATAATTAGCGCAACCGGGGCTATAAATGATTCCTGAGCCGGGATCAATATTGCATACGGCTAGTGGTGCCGAATTGCCGGGACAAACTGGTGTCATAGCCATGCTTAAATCCTGTCGAGCATATTGTTACGCTCGATAAACCCACCTACGTCGTCGTAAAACGGGTCATTGTGTTCGCGTGTGTATTCGTCATCCGTCTGCAACAGTTTCTTCTTTGAGAAACCTTTACGCAAACTGTCAGCCGTGACTTCGTTGTTGGTCAGATCACCGGCATTTCGGCCTTGAGCCATGTTGCCGTTAATCGACATATTGAACACGCGCTGATCGGTCATTTCCTGATCTTCCATATCAGTGCCTGGTGGCAAGCTATTGAAGAACACAGCATTGTTTACAAACTTGCTGTCTCGGTCACCACCGGGCAGGCCTTCCCGACCCGGTGTACCTTTCTTTACTCTCGCAGATTTATCGGACACCCATACATTGTCCTCGGGGACATCCTTGTAATTAACTTGGAATTTCTCTTGGACAATCTTACCCATGGGTGTCTCCTAAACCTTAAACCCAGCCGTCGCCGGAATAGCCAAGGCCGCCCTTGTACTCGTGCAATTCCATCTTACGGATGTCAGCGTTTTCCTGATCCTCGATGTCGGTGCCGGGTGGAAGGCTGTTGTAGTTGGCATTGACGCCAAACTCCAAACCCTTCTTGACCAAGTAGCCACTATCCTTAACGCCGACTAGTTCGTTATTGACGGTCTTTGACGAATCCGGCAACACGTTATAGTCAGCCAGCATGTCGCCCTTCATCTCATGGCGCTTCTGCGCCCGAGCATTGACGGACTTGATGACATCACGGGCGTCAGGAGCGTCACCGCCATAAACGGCTGTTGCCAGACCGTCCTTAGCAGCTTGTGGCGTCTCCGTTTCCATGCCCTTTATCTTTAACTCAGCCATAAATTACTCCTTAAGCAATCACGTTAGCGAGTGGTTGCACTTGGAAGTCGATGTTTATCAAGTTAACAGCCGACGCATCGGTACCGTTAACAACATAAATCTGATCGCCTTGGTTAATTGCCAGGCCGTTCAATCCTGCCGTGCCGGTGCTGGTGTTCAGAGCAACCTGAGCATACGCGCCGACGCCGCCGGTGGCGGTTCCGTTCGTGTAGTACTGGTCGATGTAGAACGGGCCAACAGTCGATGTCGACAGCGATGGAGCCGCACCTGCCGCAGCCGTGTTAGTAATGCGGATCAGCGAGAGCTGAGTCGCGTTTACGTGTACGGTCGCGCTGTTGGTACCACCGTTGTAGTACTGCGTAGCGGTGTAGGTAGATGTACCAGCCGTCGTTGTGTAGGCATTAAGCCCGAACAACAACAGGTTGGCGTGGGCTACAAACTTCGTGGATACGCCGCCTGAACCGGCAGTCATGATTCCAGTGAAGTTACCGCGAGCGACATACGCAGCGTTGTCGTAGGCGGCATTCTTAAGTACAGAAGTCAGTGACATAGCATTAGCTCCTTAAGCTTGCGAGTCCCACTTGACGATGCGAGTATTCACCGCAAGCGTGTGGACAATTCCAAAACCGCCAAGGTAATACCAGGCGATACCCTTTGACCGACCGTAGTCAGTTGGGATCTTACCGCGCATTTCCTCTGGCACCGCAATGGCCTCAGCAACCGTGTCATTACCAAAGAAGAAGATCCAGTCAGATTGACTGTTAGTCCATGTGGTCTGAGTCACGCCGTCTGTGCCGGTACCCTTCGCAATGTTGGTCTGCTCGATGTAGCGGACGTTCTCATAGCGACCGATTTCACCATTCATAATCAGGTTAAAACCTGTGTCTGAATACTGGTGAATTGTCTCAAGGTTATTCTTGAAGGTACGGAGCGTCGTTGGCCATGCAATCGCGTAATAGTCGTCAGCGATATACGCTGGGATATTGCGCTCTTTCATCTGGTCAACAATCGACTTAGCGTGACCGTTGTTGTACGCAATCGAGTTGGTGCCAGTCACCGTGCCGTTTGTGTACAAAGTCACAGCAGCGGTAGCCGTACCGCCGGTGGGAATCGCACGCAGAAGCGTCTGGTTGAACTGCGCCCAAGCAAGGCGGTCAAATGACTTAACAGCGTCATTCTTCATGGCCTTCTTGATGATGTCCTCAACTGGGAACTTGGACAGATTGTCCAACTTGCCCGAGTAAGGCACCGAGTTGCCGGCTTCAGTGATCGTCAGGGTGCCCTGGGTGATCGTGATGTTTGTCTCAGGCATGGTGTTGGTTTCAATAAGAACCGCACCAGCCGTTGCAACGTCAGAAACAACGTCCCAAGTGAAGGAATCGCCCTTTTTCTTGCCCTGCTGTGAAATATCGTGAACGTCAGCAAACTGACGGAATTTGACCAAAGGCTGCACAGTCATACGCAGCACGTTGGAAAGTTGGCGGCTATACAAGTAGCCACCGAGGCTGTTTACAGCCCAGACTTGACCTGCCATGTGGTTATCTCCAAAAGATCAATGTTGTACGGATCGAGCTTGGCCCCGAGATTTAGCCATCATTGCTATAACGCTCTCAGGACTATCGTCAGACTCCTCAGTAGCTCCGGTGTTTTGACGCGCTGCGCCAGAAGGAACCGATGCCATTTGAGCCTTGCGTGCCGCCTTGTCTACCTTCGGAGTACCTGCTCGCTGCCCATTCCAACCCCTAATCTCGTCCCCGACTCGCTTTAAGCGATCCATGTACGCTGTGTTTGGCTCCAGTTGGGCTAACTCAGCATCACGGTCTAGGACTAGCTTCTTCAGGTTAGGATCGGCCAGCAGCTCCTTGTACTCGTTGTTAAACCATTCAGCCGCACGCTGAAACGACAGACGCTCGTCGACAACTCTCGCCACGGCGTCCGGTGTTACCTCGGATGGCCGCGACTTGATCTTGCGGATTGCCTGTACCGCCTCATCTTCACTGCCCATTTGTATTGCCCGGGCTAAGGCCAAATCATCTTCGTCTAACTGCCTTGGCTCGTCCTGCGTGGATAGAGCCAACTTAGTTGCATTTTTAACAGATTCGGAAGCGTGTCGCAAGTATTCGTCAGCCGACTCCACTTTTTGAGCGCGTTGCACCAGTTCCTCGTAGGACAGCTCAATCTCTTTGCCGTTGACCTTGATCTTGTGCTTAGGGTGCTCAGGCTCGGCCTGCTGCGTCACCGTGCCGTCATCTTCATCTTCACGGTCATCGTTCACCGGCCGACCACCGTCGATGTCATCCATGTCAGCCGATCGGAACTCATCTGCCGAGTCAGCAATCATGTTACGGCGGTTCAGCCGTTCGTTGTTCTGCCTGGCCAAAAGGTCTAGTGCTGTGTTGCTGGTGTTCTCGTCGCTCATTCTACGTCTCCCTTAATTTGTTCCATAGCGGCATGGCCGCTTGCTATTGCATCGCCTAACCACTGCTGGATCTTGCCAGCCACCCACGCCTGATTCTGAAGCTCTTGGATACGCCGTTTGCGCCACGGACTGACCGTCTTGAGAAGCTCCATCGCTTCCTGCTCCTCGGCACTAGCCAGTCTCAATAGGTAATCCCCTATATCCCCAGTCAGAAAGTCCTCGACCTGTCTCCCAAAGGTAGCCCATCGCACCTTGGGATCTTCTGGATCTAATCTCATACGTCCCCTCAGTTGCCGTTAAAGACCTGCCCCTACTCCCGGTGGTGGTGCCGGTGTTGCCGTTGGCTGACCACCTGCTGCTGGCGCACCTGCCCCCATACCCGGCGGTGGTGCCGGTCGCGCAACAGGCATCCCTTGTGGCGGTTGTCCGGGCGCCTGCGCTTCAGCAGCCATCGTTGGCGGCACTTGAGTCTTTTCCAATTCCATCAAGTGTTGCGCTAATAACTGCCGATTGCCGTTGTCATGCTGCATAGCGGTAGCCAGTAGTTTCGTCGCATTGGCCTCGCGTGCGACTTGCAGCCTGACCACCTTGCTGGTAACTTCCTTGAGCTTCTGCGCCATCGCGGTAATGACCTGCTGAGCGTGAACCTTGTCGGGATCCTGACCGTTGAAGAATCGGTCGCCGTCTTGGTAGCCAGACAGCCCAAAGATTTCTTTAGCAATCTCCTCAAGGTTAATGCCGGCCGGTGGCATCTTGGCAATAGCCGCAAAGGATTGGATGCCGTAGATAAACCGTTGCAGCTTTGCGACCGGATCCGTGGCGCCCATGCCTACGTTTACGGTACACGTCAGCTCGTGATCGAGCATTGAGTCCTGCACCTCGGATACGCCAAAGCGCATCATGGCCTTAGCCTTCTGGCCTGCCACGCCAAGCACCACCTCATCGGTTTCATAATGCTGTTCGAGCAAAATTAGGTGCCTAAGCACCGGCTGCACAAACGTTTCGGTGAACGTCTTAAGCATATACTCGGTGAGTAGGTTGCTTGGGCCTTGCAGCATCCGCATGGTGGCGGTACTGGCTTGGCCTACTTTCATGCCCGACACTTGCATCGGGTCGAAGTTACCGGCTAGATCGCTAAAGTCGCTGTCGATGCGGTCTTGCTCTAGGTAGCTGGACTGGGTTACGTCAGGCCACGTTACTTCCTTAACGTCACCGTCAGGATCATCAAGTAAAGTAATACCACCAGGCACGTTTCGCACCAGACTCGCCAAGTCGACATTCTTGCCTCGCTTTGCAAACCATCGCTTGTTCAGCACAAACTTGACGTTGTCTAAGCGTTGGTTAGCGATCTCGTTTGCTTCTTCCTGTAATCCTCTAGTCATCTCAGGCACGGACGTTGGGAACGGCCGGTGAGTCTCTAGGATGGTGTTTCCCATGACATAAGGGCGCTTACCGTGAAATACCGTGTCGGCTAACGGCTCTGGCTCGGTGAGCAGCTTCTCGCTGGCAAGGGTGTAGAACTCCCAGTCTTGACCGTTGTGCCGGTGGATGTGGCGGTGGATCCAGATAACGTCATAATCGGAGATGGATCGTCGTTGTTGGGTAGCATCCTCAGATCCCTTGATACGGGCCTTGCGAGTGCTGTCATCCATCCCTGCCTTGAATGAAGCAAAGGTCGCATCATCGTAGTGTTTCCATGTTCTGCCCTTGGGGTCAGGCTTATTCATCCGAGCCTTAACGTCGACGACGTACATCGGAATCAGATGAATCAAATAGGGTGACGTATTGATCGGGTCTAGCCAGTGAGCTGCACCGTCAATACGTAGATTTTCGATAGGGATTAGATCCACTACGGGCTGATCCTCTACCTTTTCTAGATCACCGTCCTTTGTGCGTTTAGTCGTGAACCGCCAGTGAACGTGCGCGGCACAAACGCCTTGCACCTGAGCGTCTTGGAAGGCGCCCAGCACCGTCTGAAACCACGGGATAGATACCGTCAGGCGGTATTGCAGCAGCTCTTTCATGATGGCCGCTGATAGCCGTTCCTGCGGTATAGCCTCATTGACTGCCGATACCGTTATCCGGTCGATGTTGCTAAAAAAAGCAGCCGCCGCAGCCGCCTCATTCTTACGGATAATCGCCCTGGTCTTTGGCCGGAAGATGCTAGACCGCTTGCGGAATAGATCGCTGTTGTACTTTGATTCGCCGGGG